AGACCCATGGTACGCGGGAAGCCGCTCTTCAGGATCTCGCCGAGCGCATCGCCGTACTGACGGATCTCCCATTGAGCCGCTGGGTTCTTCAGCGTCGACCGAAGCGTCATGAAGAGGAGCCAGTTTCTCAAGTTGCCTGTCGCTCGCATCCGCGAGAAGCGACCGACCGGAACCGGAAGCCGTGCGAGCTCTTTCGGAATGCCGCGGCGGAGGCCGCTTTGGTACACCAGCTCGGCGTGCTCGTACACGTCCGAGAGCTCCGTTAGCCACTTGAGCACGCTCTCGTGCGTCAGATCGTCGGCGCCCTTTGCCGCGCCCGCTTGCTTGTTGGTCGCGCTCACGATCATGCAGCGATCGACGGTCGGCATGTAGTTCGAGTCAGGGAGCGGCGTGTAGCGCGCGCTGAGCTCGGAGTACGCCTGGGTTCTGTGCCGATGCCATTCGCGAAAGACCATGAGCGGCGCTTGCACTTCGATCGTGGCGCCCGCGAATTCGAACGGGCTTGAGTGCTTCATCGCGTCGAGGTACCGCAGGAGCTTCGCGTCGCCCGCGATCTGGCCCTTACCGTTACAGGTCTCGCACGGCAGGGCCTGTCCTTCGAGATGGTGACGCCCGCGAATCATCACCATGCCAGCCTCGCTGTGTTCGAGCCGCGGCCGCTCGTCCCACACCTTCACTTCCTGGATCTTTTTTCCGAAGCCGTTGCACACCGGACACGGGCCCGGATCCCAGCCGAGAAAGCTCTTGTTCGTGCTCATCCGCGCGGTCTCGATGATGCGCTGATCCGAGCCCCACGTTTCGATGATCTCGATGTAGCCGTGGTCAAGCAACGCGGTTCGCATTGGTGCTTTCCTCTTCTGTAACGATGATCTCGGCGCGGACTGCATCGAGCGCGCCGCCGAGGTCTGGGGGCACCTGACTCAGGCGAAAGAGCGCCTTGCCGAGCACACCGGTGTCCACGAAGATGACTCGTTCGATCGCATCGTAGGCAGCCGGGTCGAGCTCCGTGTTGTAGCCGGCGAGCTCACCGATACCCCGGATGTACTGCCAGAGACGACTCGCGAACGAGCGCTTCTCACGCCGGTCGATCTCGCGGCGCAGGTACCACGCTGCCTTCTCGAGATCTTCTTTCGGGCGCCCCTTGTGCGCGCGACGCCACAGGTACTTCAGGGCGTTGCCGAGGTTGAAGTTGAAGTGTTCGCACACGTCGATGGCTTCGAGTCCCGACTCGTGCGCCGTGTAGTGAGGCGGGTTATTGACGTTGTCGCTCATGTTTCTGGCTCCTTCGGTGGCTCGAAATAGTACAAGCCGAGTGCGATCGCGATACTCTGGTCGTTTCCTTCTAACGAAGGCAGATCGGGCATGCGGAGAAGCACGAACCAGTAGCGCGCTACCCGAAACTTGCGTTCCGCCTCCTCCCTCGCCGCAAACCAAGTCGGAGCGCGCACCGTGCCATACATACCGCCACCACGCCGGTCGAGAACCAGATACCGGGGCGGAAGTACGTTGCGGACGGGAGCGACTTCTTTCTGTTTCTTACTTTTTCGCAAAATGGACACCAAGGGACTCGAGCAGTCGCAGCGCATGCTCGGCAGTAAAGAGCGAGCTCTCCCGAAGTGAGTCGCGCTCTTCCGGCGTTAGTTTTTCAATCCCACGGAGCTCTCTCTCAGCGCGAGCCGGCGAATAGTCGCCCAGTACCCCGCACGGCAGCACGTGCTCTTTCTTGCCCTCGTGAAGAACCACGGCCACTGACTCGCCACCGAAGCGCGCGTGGAGCTCCGCATAACCGAGCGACCGTAGCGACTCCATGAGCGCCCACACGTCTCTGACCACCGGCGCGGTCATCTCGCAAGCCTCGCGCCGGCGAGCGCAGTCGCCACAGCATCGCTCGCGTGGTTCGACATCTTCGCCGGACAGCCGCGCACGACGGCGCGCACTGCTCGCGCCACTTGTTCCTTCGATGCCGTGCGTGGGATGCCCCGGAGCACGGCCTTCACGTCTGCCGGCGGCACCTCGATAAACTGCAATTCGTGGTGCAGCGCGATCGCCCGCGCAATGCCCACGATCTGTTGAACGAGCACCGCTTCGTAACTCGTCTCGCCCCGACTACGGGCACCCTCAACGGCGATCTGTGATTCGCAGGCAATGATCGGGCGCCGCAACGAATCGTGCCCGGCGCCGAATATGACGTCGGTCATGGCTTGGTAGATTTTTCCGCACCGAGCATGAAACGACTCACGCGAGGATGTTTGCACAGTGCGAACCTCGCGCGCGTGCCACACCTCACTAGGATTGCGGGTTAGGTAGGCGATCGCGCAGCTCCGGTAACCAGGGTCGATGCCGACCGCCGCTCGCACGAACTCGTTCATATGGAGATTCCAGAGTCGGACTCGCGCTTTCTAAGAACGATGGCGTTGATACGTTGATGAACGAGTTCGAAGTGGTTGCCGACGATGTTCTTCCAATCGGTAAACACTGGGCTTCCCGTGAAGATGTCCTCAATCACGTAGTACCCCCCCCATCGAACTTTTGCGTGGAAGTTTACGAGCGTCGCGATCTGGGCGTGCGCAGCGTGGAAACCATCGTCGATGACGACGTCGAAGAGTTCCTCGCGGTACGCAAAAAAGCGAGCAACGGCAAGGCCGTCGATTGTGTCACAGATGCCGGTCTCGATCCGTTCTTCGGAGAACTGCGTGTCGGGCTGAATGTCCAGGCCAAGGACTTCTGCGCGCGGACAGTAGTCGCGGAAGGCGCGAAGGCTCCCGCCTGGGCGATAGCCCGGGCCGTGAAACCGCGCCATTGAGCTTTGAACGCCGGGGATTACAGTCCCGATTCCGATCTCGAGGATGCGTAACGGATCGTCGCGCTGTGGATCGAGGATGAGCTCGTACATTTCCGTGTACTCATTCTTCACTTTGTCGGAACCGTACTTGTTGAAGAGCTCGGCAATGGTCATTGGACGGATCCTCCGAGCAGTGTTTCGATCGCGACGAGCGAGCAGCTTCGCGCGACAGCGACACGACGCACCGAGGTCGACCGCGGCCAGTCCATCACGCCCCGATCGCGCCCTCCACGGGCGCCACGAACTCATCGAGCTCTTCCCGAACGTATCGAGCTCGATTTTTGATCTGCTCTAGGTCGGCATCCTCGGTGACGGTGAACGTCACATGGATCCCGCGACTCGAGACGGCGATCGACTCGACGTCCGAGTGAGCAAGCTTGCGGCTCACATAAAGGAGCGCTCGATCGATGTCTGATGAGGCGCGCCCCCACTCCTGCATCCACCACCACGGAGTAACGTCACTGACGAAGCCGTCACACGACCTTGCTGAATTTAGCACCCGTCCAGGATAGGAAGGTGCGAGCAGCAGTCAACGGAATAAAACCCCCGGGATATGCCTACGGGGTTTTTCTCCGCGGGGCCCGCGGTTAGCCGCCGCCGCCCTCTGGGATACCGCCAACGCCGAACATGAATCGGGTGCCCTTGGCGGCACCGCGAAGAAACTGAAAAATCGTAATCATGTTCTCGTTGACCCCGATGCCGCGAGCGATCGCGTCCTGGATCTGCGACTCGAGCGCGTCCCGCTCGCCAGCGACTGCGAAGTTGAACCGGAAAAGCTCGGGGAGCAGCGTTCCCGGCGGCGAATCCGAGAGGAGCCCTGCCAGGTTATTGAGCACCTGGGGCACGAAGAACATCGTGAACACGAAGGTGTGTCCGTCGCCGGCGCCTGCCAGATCGCAGTCCGCGAGCGAGAGCAGAACATCGGCGACGCCTGGGTACGCCGCAGCGATGAGAACGTTCTGGGCCACGACCTCGTCGAGTGCCGCCTGAACGCGCTTCTCCATGTCCGCTGGGTCCGCGCTCTCGATCACTTTGATGACGCGCGCCGCAGCTGGAGGAGGGAAGGGGACGGCGAACAGCGCCGGGTCTTCGTAGCTCAAAAACGTGAATGCCATGGTGAGGACAAGAGTACCCGGGCCCCGGCGCCGCTGTCTAGCGGCTAGCAGCTAGCGCCGGGGAGGGCCTGTTTCCTGGGCCAACTTGGTTCTCTCTCTTCCCTCCGCACGACCCTTCACTCTCCTGGCACGGCACTTTCACTCTCCGTCCGACACGACCTTTGGAACTATGGAGCCATCTTCCTTCGCTCGACCTATACGCCTTAGCCTCAGCACTTCCTTGCGCACGACCTTCACGCAACATCGACGAGCGGCGGCGGCTCGTATTCACTGTCGGCTTCCATTCCGAACATCTGAAGCTCCTCGGCTTCGCTCTCGGCAAACTCCATCTGACGAGGCGTGTAGGACTCGAAGTATTCGCGGTCCGTGTCACCGGGTCGCAGCGTGAGGAACCCGAGTAGCCCGCGGAGCGTCTCGTCCGAATCGATCGCGTGCATCGGCGAAGCACCGAAGTCTTCGCCCTCGAAGAGGGGCTCGTCCTCGCCCGGCCCGTAGAACGCGTAGCCGAGGATCGGTTTGCCCATTCGATCCTGCCGGTGCGTGTCCCACACGACCAGCGTGTAGCCCGTATCGTCGAGCGCGACTTGACGGAGCACGTCTTTATCCTCGTGACCGTGGTTCACTGCGAAGTGATGCGGCTTCGCGTAGTGCTCGCGTCGCGCTTCTGGATCGAACGGGCGCTCCTCTCGCCGGTGCCGCGCTTCCTCGACTTCGATCATCCGGCGAACCGTCGGCTCGTGCTTGCGACGACGCGGCGGCGGATCGGATGGCGCGCGGTTCGCGGCCATGCCGAATTCGCGCTCCCAGATGTGATCGGCCTTCTGGTAGAGCTCCGCTTTCTTGTGCTCCGGGATCTCCGTCTTGTCCTGGTGGAGCCGCGAGCGCGCGGCGGCGAGATGATGCCGGTCCACGCGGCCCGATCGGTTCTTGAACGGCAGGTGTCGGAGCGTGAGCGGATGCGTGCGACCGATCCGGTCCTTCTGACCACCGTGCTCGACATAAAGGAACGCCGAGTCAGGGAGACTGTTCACGTACGCGCGCGACCAGTGCGCATTCGGTTCGAGCCCCGGGCTCACGAGCGTTCGCTCCTCGTCGCCGAGCCAGAACTTCGTTGCCGCAGCGCGTGTGTCGGCCGCTCGAGTCGGCGCCGCTTCCGTCTCGGGCTCCTCTTCTTCCATCACCCGCGTTCGGGCGGCGCGAGTTTCTGGCTCGGCTTCGCCCGCCGCGAGCGTGAACTCGTCTTCGGCGATGACGAGCGCGACCTCGAAGTCCACGTCGGTCGCTTCCGTGCGGCGACCTTGCCCGTACTGATCGGACAAAGCGACAGTAAACTCACCATCTCGTTCGCCGAACGTCATGTGCGCGCCGTGTGCGAAAAGCCAGGCGTACACGCGCTTGCCGAACTCGGGGTTGATTTGTTTAGCCGCACGGGACTTCGTAGCATCGAGGATCGCGTCCTCGAACGTGCGGGCAGTAAACTTGCCGCCAGGATCGACCGTCACCTCGAAGCCGCCTGAGTACGTGGCTAGGTTGATGACCGCATTCTGCTTCTTGAGCCAACTCAAGAGCCGCGTCTGAAAGCCGGGCGGGATGTCGTACAGCGTGACGTCGTCTTCGGCCATCGTGACGAGAAGCCTAAACCCAAGAGGGGCGCGCCTCAAGCGTCACCGGTCTTCGGCGAAGTCCTCGGTCAGATCGTCGTAGTTTTGCTCGGCGCGCTCGTAAAACCGCATGCAGTCGCCCTTGAAGTGCATCTTCACGGTGCCGGGTGGGCCCTGGCGCTGCTTGGCGACGATGACCTCAGCCTCGCCCTTCTTTGCGTTCTCGTCGTAGTAGTCGGGCCGATAAATGAACCAGACCCAGTCGGCGTCCTGCTCGATGGCGCCGCTCTCGCGGAGATCCGAAAGGACGGGGCGGCGGTCCTTTTTCGATTTCTGCTCGACGCCGCGGTTAAGCTGACTCAGGGCGACGACCGGAAGGTCGCAGTCCTTGGCGAGTGCCTTTAGGCCGCGGGACAGGCTCGCGACCTCGGCCTCCCGCGTGTCGCCCCGCTCGCGTTGTCCCTTCATGAGCTGGAGGTAGTCGATCACGACGAGCTTGAGGCTAGAGCAGAGCGAATTTTTACCGAGCGCTAGTTCGCGCTGCAGTTTTCTGACGCGAGCGCGGACATCGAAGAGCGTGAGCGTCGCGCTGTCGTCGATCCAGACTGGGAAGGTCGCGATGTCTTTTGCTGCCGACTGAAAAAGTTCCCACTCGGCCCGGTCGAGTGAATTTTTCCGGACGGCCGTGAGTCGAATTGATTGCTCGGCGCATACGAAACGGATCGCTACTTGCACAGCGGGCATCTCGAGTGAGAAGAACGCAACGCCGCCCCGCGTAGGCGGGCGCGCAACGTTGGCGGCAAGGTTTCCTGCCAGAGAGGATTTACCGACGCCGGGACGAGCGGCAATGATCCCGAGGTCGCTCCCGAAGAGACCGCCCGTCAATTGATCCATGCGCTCGAACCCAGTCGGAGTGCCCGTTCCGTGATTGAGCTGCCCGCGGTCACGCAGTTCTTGAATGAGCGCGACTTCGCGATCGAGAATCACGCCCACGTGCTCGAGCTCGGCGCCTACCCCATGACTCGAGAGCTCGGCGAGTGACGCTTCCGCTTGCTGCACGAGTTGGATGGCGGAGCCGCCGGGAGCGACGAACGCTTCGGCCGCGTAGCGCTGGCACTCGATGATGAGCCGGCGCGCGTGCCAGCGATCGCGAACGATCGAGGCGTGAGCAGCGACGTTCGCGACGGCCGGCGTGCCTTCCGTGATCTGAGCGATGTAGGGAGTGCCGCCGACCTGAGCGAGCCTGCCTTGCGACTGGAGCCAGGAGGCGACCGTCACGCTGTCCACCGGTGTTGCCGCTTCGGTAAGTGTCACGATCGCTTCGTGGATCCGTTTGTTCGACTCGGAGTAGAACATCTCCGTCGTGATGATCCCGCACACGAGATCGTAAACGACGGTTGGGTTCAGGATGAGCGCCGAGAGCACAGCGGCCTCGGCATCGAGATCCATGGGCGGCGGTTGCCCCGCGCGCGGACGGAGTTCCGTCGGCGGCTTTATGGGAGATTGCAAACGGGCACTCCGCGGAGATCGACGGTTTGGTACGAAGCAACGAGGCTCGCGACGGCGCTCGTTGTCAGGATCGTCGCGCGCGCATCGAGTGCTCGCTCACGAATGAGACCTTCGACTCGTTCATGGAGCCACTGGTCACGATCTCTTTCTTTCGGTGCCGCAACTCCGTCGACGACAACGACGTCTGCCATCCGCGCATTCTCGAACGGATCTCCCATCGACTCGTCCGAGTCGTAACGCGTCTTCATAAGAGCGCGGCTCGACGTCACGTCCGTGTACCAAAGGAGCGCGCGCGGTGCGGTCGTCACGAGCCCACGGAGCATCGCGATCGAGAGACGCGTCTTTCCGCTATCTGGGCCGCCGGCGAGAATCAGGCTCGAAGGGGCACCCGAAGTGAGGTGCTGCCGAAAATCGACGATCTTTTGGAATTCATCGGTCACGAGCTCGCGCGGAAAATCCTTGAACGTCGAGTCGAGGTATAAAGGAGGGACGCCACTCGACGACAGGCGTTGCCGAATCCGGTACTCCCGCCACTTTTCGCACGGCTTGGCCTCTAGCCGGGCGCCCACCCACATCGGAAGCCGTCCAACCCGGAGGGACGACTCGTCGGTTGCACACGCACCCCCGAATGGGGGACATCGACCACAGAGAGTCAACCTACGTTCTGCGTCGGTGTACCACCCTGTAGGTTCAGATGCGAGCTCTGACTCGGTCAGAGACCTCGGTGCTGAGCGCCCCACCAGAGGGGCGATGTCGCCGAGGAGCGCTACGGGTCCTCCAGCGGCTCGGGACGCAGCGACGAGGCGCTCACGGTCCTTCGCGCGGCCTTCGGCGAGGTCAGCGGCGACGAGCCCGAGCGGATTGCTGGCGTGGTCCATGTGTCATTCAACCGTTTCGAAACGGTTTGGGTAACGGTTTGGGTAACGGTTTCGAAACGGTTGAGGTAACGGTTTCGAAACGGTTGATTCACTCCCAACCTGGCGGAAGGATGTTCCCACCCTTGGTTCTGTTTACCTTTGGGGTTCCGGCGTCTTGTGCACCATCTTTAGATTCTTCCTGATGGTTTTGAGCTGGTGACGATACGTCCACTTTGGCGACCGAACCTGGCACTGGAGTAGGCGACGAGCGCATGGGCGCTTTGGTCCGATTTCTGGATTGTTGATTGAAATCAAATACATTTAACGGTTTCGAAACGGTTTGGGTAACGGTTTGCCTAACCGTATCTTTCAGATCCAGATCCTCTTTCTCTTTCTCTTTCTCTTTCAGATCCAGATCCAGAGGGCGCGGCTTACCAGCACGCGAACGACGAGCGCGCGGCAGGTCGGCGTAGCTCGAGAGCTTCACGCCCCGCCCGTAGGCGTCGACGATGGGCCCGAACAGGTCGTTCCAGGCACCCTGCATCGAAGCGATTTTGAAGTTCACCCCGAGCGGAAGAGTTTCGAGGTGGTCCCACTTCAGCGGGCCGTCGGGTACGTCGCGCCAATTCTTGTACCAACCGGCCAGCATGTTCGGGTTGTCGGCGGGTTGGTACTTCGGCGCCATCGGGATGCGAATGACCCTCGATAGGCGGT